CCGCTCCTCCCGCACCGCCACAAAAAGTTCAGTCCCGCTACGACAATCTTTCCTTCGGCGTTCCCGGAAAAGCCGATACCATCATCGACCGCGAAGGATATGCTCTGGGCTATATCGAATATCACGAACAGCCCGCATGGGTGATTTATAAAATGACGCGAGTCGAGGCGACGACGAAAGCGGCGAAGCGTGGAGATGATTTCCGTGAAGACCCGCAAATTCCCACGGGAAGCGCGACGTTGGCCGACTACCGCCGTTCCGGGTACGACCGGGGGCATCTCGCTCCGGCCGCCGACATGGCCTTTTCTGTGCGAACCATGAGCGAGAGTTTTTACCTCAGCAACATGAGTCCGCAAAGGCCAAAATTCAATCGGGGAGTCTGGAAAGACCTTGAAGAACAAGTTCGGCGGTTTGCCATTGCCGAAGGGGAGATTATGGTGGTGACGGGGCCGATTCTTCCAAAGACCAAGAGTATCACCATTGGAAACAATAAGGTCACGGTTCCGACGCATTACTATAAGGTAATCTATGACCTGACGCCTCCACGGAAGATGATCGGTTTTATTCTCCCGAATGAAGGAAGCAAGCGTCCGTTGCAGGATTTTACGGTAACGGTCGATGCCGTGGAAGCGGCCACAGGCTTGGATTTCTTTTCCCTGGTTCCTCAACCGGCGCAGGAACAAATGGAAAGCACAATATCGGTGCGGGATTGGTGCTGGGGGCAGTAATTCTACAGCCCCCACTCTCCTAAAAGATCAAGAGGAATCGTGATACTGCCGAACAATGGTGAAACCCAATCATAATACTTTTGAGGGCAAAAAACAACAACAGGCTTACAAATATTTAAAGAGAGATTGCTAAATAAACGCCATTCTCTCTCATGGGTAAAATCTTGAACTTTTCCTGCACCGGGAGGACTATAAAGATTGGCTAAAGAAAATATTTTTTTCTCTACAGGATCTTCTGAGTCCCGAAATTTTTTAGCGATATAAGTATAGATTTCATTGTCAACATACATCGTTGGTCTCCCCCCCAGATCAAAAATAGCTTTTTTGGAGAAAACGAATCCAAACCGGCCATACCTTTCACTGTGACTGAGCAACCCAGAAAGATTACATTCGGAAAAACAAATACATGTTTGAATCATATCTTTTTCTGAAGGACTGGAAGCCCGAAGTTCCATAGTGCTTTGAATTTTTTTTATGACATCAAATGATTCTTTGTCGGCCATTTCTATTTGCTGAGCGAGTTCTTGTGGCGTATATTGTTTTTTACACGGGTATTCTTTTACCGAAATCATTGCATGTGCCGTCGTAAAGTGAACAAGGTAGCTCGACCAATCGTTTTGACTGGACTGAATCCCGTGTAGACCACCATTTTGAAATGGTATTGTTGAATGAATGATACCCATAAGTGTCTCCTATGAAATTCTGTTGTTTAAGTGTCCGGGAAGCCAGCCGACGACGACCTGATTGGTGTCCTCGTCCCAGAAGAAGTAAATTCTCATACAGTAGCGTGGCTCGCGTGAGTTGCCTCGCTCGATGTGGAACCGGAGCATTTGCCGGTTGTCGGTTCCGAGGGGATAGTTGACGAAATAGGCATCGCCTTCCTGACCGGCGCGGGATTTTTCGATGGAACCGGAAAAGTCCATGCCGTATTGCGCCAACGCCGAACGGAAGGTGTCGTCGTTACCAACGCCCATCCTGCTGTCACGGTATTCGTTGGCAAGGATCAGTAAAGCCCGGTAGACCATCTCTGGTTCTGCGTATTCAGCCTTGCCGACCGCCCGTTCCGCGCGAGGATGCAAAACCAGCCGTCCGGCAAGATGTCGGTTCACCCAATCGGGCAGTTCATCGTATCCGGCGGGAATCGGGACTTCCGCGTCGAGGCTTTTGTCGCCGTTCTGGTGGGCCAAGTGGGCGCGCAGTGCGTCGATCTGATGGCGCAGGATACGTTTTCGTTCTTGTAAAAATCGGCGGCTTCCTGCGCCCGTTGCAGTTCCTCAAGCCAGCCCTCGTTTTCCTCGGCGGCCGCGTCCAGTTTTTTCTGAAGAGCGGCGACATGATGCTTCAGCGCCTGTTCTCGCTCTGGGGCGTTGGCAAGGTGCGCGACCCGCGCCTGTTCCAGTTCCGCTGCAAGAATCCGTGCGTCCGGGACGAAATACAGTCCGCGCCAATCGGTGCGATTGGTTGACGCAATGTTGTGGGCGGTATGAATCAAAAATGATGTGTAGGCATTCGGCCCGCGCTGATCGCCGTAAACCCAATACCAGATTTTGTCCTTCCAGTTGCTCGGATGATGAGCCGGAATACCCCGTTCAAAGTCGACATGCGGGAAGTAGGTGCGGCATGCGCCATCGTAGACCGCCCATGCTTTTCCGACTCGGTCGGTCCATGCGAAAGCCGCCCGGAACGAGAGGTTGACGATATGGGCGTATCCGGCGACTCGCGGCGCAAGATAATCCGAGTTGACAAGATGTGTCGGCGCGGTTGGCGTAAAGCTCCAGTTTTTCCAGTTGATAGAGGAAATTACAATGACCGGAAGACTGCGGTGCGGAGAAGTCAAGAGATCGTAGAAGTCATCGATTTCAGCGGGATCGTCGCTGTTCCACGGCGTTCCGGAAATAGGTCGGAATTGGTTCAGTCCGATTTTACCGAGGAGGTCAGACACGAGTGGAATGCGTTTCTGAGCCTCATCCAGTAAAATTTGCGAGGAAGTTTCGATTTTGATTCCGAACATCAGCTCGCCGTTTTCCTCTATCATGGCGATGTCATAAAACCAGTAAATATCGTCTTTTGACGGGAAACGGAACCGTATCGCCCAGAGCAGACGTTCCGGAACGGAAACGCATTCACAGCTGCCACGGTCGTTTTCCAGTTCAAAACTCCGGTAGTCCAACGCCTCGACGGGCAGTTTCAGATAAAGGGATTTGGAGACATATGGCAACACGAGATCGGCGATGCGGTACAAGGCCGGTTCCAGCCCGTCCGGCGAATTTACCGTTGCCCGCAACTGATATACGGTCAGCCGTTGGTGTTTCGGATTTGGCGTTCCATGAAAAAATGGCATGAACTGCTCCTGCATTATAAATGGTAATATACCACAAGAAAGGGGATTTCACAATTTAAAAGTCAAGTTTATCCGTGATAGTACCATGCCATGATTTTGACGGTACAGAATCCAGCGAAGCACATTCCGGTAAGAATCCATGCGGCGATGGCGGCGGCGAGACTGACGTACATCAGCCCCAATCCGGCAAGGAGCGTCGGAAACAGCAGACCAAGCGCAAGGAGTTCCAGACGTTTCCAGCGCTTGGCGGTTTTCTCAATCAGAATGGTCGGTTCCATGAACACCTCGCTTTCTGTTATGTTTTGGAGGATTGAATTTTTCCACAAGCAATCCCAGCTTTTTCAGCAGGGAATATTCGGTTTGAATTTCCTGTTCGGTGGCTTCAGAAAGATCAAGAACGCAGTTCGGACATTTCTGAAGCACCTCCAACATCGTTTCGATTGTCGGCATGTTCGTCAATGTCACTGACGGTTTTTCCAGTCTCCGGATTCGATTACTTTTGCCTGGGGCGGAAGAGTCACCATGATGTAAACCCACGCCTTGGTTTTCGATCCATCGGCCAGAGTCGCCGGGTAGAGACGGCGGTCATAAAGGCGCGGGTAACCCTCCAAACGGTCAACGTCCGCCCATGCGGAAATGGGAATCTCAATCAGTTCGGCCTTGACTTCCGTTGCTCCTTCCGACACGAACGCGGGGAACCCGTAGCCGGTGTCGATAAGCGTTCCTTTGATGGTGCATGGTGTGATGCTGACGGCGTTCTCGCAAAAGCGGTGGTTGCGTTCTCCGGTCATCAGCGTTCCGTAGGCGATCAGAAACACGGTTTTCTCTTTCATTTTGACGATTTCCTTTTCTTTGTAAATTTGTTGGGTACATGGTAAAATCTCGCTCCGGCGGAACACATTTTCCGGTAGTCATCCGGATATGGTTGACCTTCGCGGGCAATTTTGGTTTCGTCGCTCATTTCGTAGGTGAGCGCGGTGTAGGATTCGCCGCGATATTCGACTTCCAGCCATTCCCGGCGGTAGACTTTCGGATAACCTTCGTAGGCATCCAGCGACCGCATGTCGCGTTCGGTGATGAGGTAAAGCACCCCGAAAACACTCTCGCCCTCGGAAAAATCAATGTCGGCGTAAAGCCGTTCCGCAAGGCGGTAGTTCGGCAGACGCGCCACGCCAAGGGCGGTCGCGCCCGGACACCGGCGCATCATGCGTTCTGGGAGCATGTTCGACCCGTAGGCGAGATAAAGAATCAGGTTTTTCATGTCGCTCCTATTTTCTCTCGTAATCGCGTTCAGCGGCGGCGCGCGCCTTTTCGATGTTTTCCTCGGTTAATTCGCCTTCGATAACCGCGAATCCGCACTTCGGCGGCGGGAGTGGGTGTTTCTTCAGATCGATAAATTCGACGTTGCGCGAGAAGAGGCATAAGGGCGCTTGACAGTCGGCGAAATCACCGTCTTCGGTGGTTCCCACGATCAGGGCGTTTCCGGCGATTACCGTCGGCCCGGCGAGTTTAAATCCCATCGCCCAATCCCGGAGCCGCCCCTCTTCGTCGCAGATCAGCGTGTGGTTTTCGCCGAGGTCGATGCACTGGATCATGCCGCATCCGAGCTGTTTGTAAATGGCGTGAAGCTCGTTTTCGACGTTGACGGCTTCCACTTTCTGTTCGTTGGCGTTGATGAAAATTGCTTTCATTTGCTTCTCCTGAAAAAACTTTTTCCGTTGCCTGGAAACGGCTCCGTACCGCCTCCCGATCACGTGCATACAATGCCGCTTCACTCGCTCAATAGCCACTTCGATTGAGCTCAAATAGAGCTATTTATGTTGCAGAAATCTTGCAAAATAAACTGGATTTTCCAGAATACCCGGATATGGATTTTTACTTCTTTTCCGGAGGCACTCCAGCTTCTGCCGGATGGTCTGCGTCCAGCTCGCCATCGTCGATTTCGTAATGGGCGAATCCGAGCGCGGTCAGTCGCTGGAGAAACGCTTGCGCGGCCTTTGCCGGTTCGTCCTCCGGCAGGGCGAAATCCTTCTGCCCGATGAAACTCAGCGTCTGACGCATGAACGCCAGCGGTTCCAGATGACTGTTGAAGGGATTCATCTTCATACCGATGACGATGTCCAGGGCGGTCGCGCCCCGGAAAAACTCGCCGGTGCATTCGACGGGGTTGCCGTCAAAATCGGTGTCGTGGATTCGGATTTTCATGGGTTATGCTCCTCGTTTGTTGCGGCAACGTCCGCGTTGTTGCACCCGTGTCGCGGCTCAAATTTTTTCTGACCTCCAGCCCGATGCTGGTCTTATGCTATCATCGCAACACACCCCCAAACTTTGCCTTTGCGGGCATATTGTATTATGGGATGCCCGTGCGATGGCCTCTCAAAATACTTGCGATTTTGGCGAGTTTGACCCCGATGGCGACTTGCATAACAAGTCAAGTCGCGCTCAGCCAAAACCGCAAGATTTATTCCAACTTTATTCTCAAAGAACCGCTTGCATCGTCTGCAAGCCATGCTGGGCATGGCGACCGGTTTCCCGGTCGCCGCCCTCCGGTCTTACCGACCGGCGGGTCTGCCGTGTTTCCACGCCGTACTTCCCGGCAGGTCTTTCAGCAGGTGGTGTCGGGCGGTTTTGAATTCCGGTCCGTTCATGCTCAGGCGGAGGAGGAAAACCCGCATATCGTACTTCGCGCTTTCCGCGCAGTAGGGGCGCTGGTTTTTCGTGCTCGCGCACTTGGCGGTCAGGGCTTTCGCTGCGATCATCAGGCAGAGCTGAATGTGCGTTTTTACCTCTCCGGCGTGCGTTGTGCCGTTGAACGCGCGAACCTCCACCGTGCCTATCCGCCATACGTTGTTCAGGTTAATGGCGTGGTAGCGCATGGAATCGTAATGACTTGGATTCGGATTCGCGTAGCCGAACCATGCTTTGTTCAGCGCCTCTTTCGTGTCGGGCTTTGCCTGTTCGAGGCGGTCGATGAACCGGCGGTCGGTGCGCTTGGTATAGCTGTCGATCCGGCTTTGAAGCGTTCCCGCCGCCTTGAGGATCAGCTCTTCCTGCTTGTACCAGATTCTGGCGAAATTCGCGATCTGGCGCGCGGTGAATCCGCGAACCCCGATGTGTACGTGCTGGCTGGTGCAGTCCGGCGTTTTCGCGCCGGCTTTGCGGAGTTCCCGAACCACCGCCTGCAGGGTTTCCATGTCCTCCCATTTCAGAATCGGCGTCACCACCTCNGCTGATCGCCTTCCATTGGCGGCCGTCCGGCGCGACCACTGTCCATTCATCGTAGCTTCCGCCGGTGTAACGCACTTGCCCGCCGACCACCGTGTGGATCGCCTTGACCGCGCGTTCGCGGCTGATGTTCGTGTACTCCAGTTCCGTCCCGAAGGTGAGTTCCTTCGCCGTCTCGATCATCGTGTTGGTCATAATTCTGCCTTCCATCGTTTGGCTTGTTGACCGTTGCTGTTGGGCGGCTCCGTACCGCCCCCGTTTACAGTGCATACAATGCCATGATAATCGCTTAATAGCCAATGACTTATACAAGATAAACCGATAATATATCTTCTTTATTATCAGGGTTTTACGAGGTATTGGACTTGCTATTTTTCAACCCTGCGCTGCGCCGGAAAATCTGCGGATTTTATAGAAATAATACTGGATTTTTCTAAAATCGGCGATATGAAAAAATGCCAGTCTGATTTGAGATATTTATGCAAGTTTTTTCCGCAGCTCAGGCGGAACATTATGCAAGTCGGATTGGCATAAAAAAGAGGAAATTATTCGAAAAAGATTTGATGCCTTTGCTCTCGGCATCCGGCTATGCGAAACGCCGTTGTTCGCATAGTTGCGGGGTGTGTTGCGAAGATGCGTATCGACCAGCATCGCCCTGTAGGTGGTCTCGGCGCGTTCGCCGCGACAGAGCCGTTTGTGTGCGGACAAAGCCGCCCGGTGCGCGGGCGGCTTTCGCAGAATTCCTTTATTCCGCCTCGACATATTCGCAAATATGTCCAATGGCCTCCTCGTAGGATTTGCTTGCAAGAACCTCTTTGGTCATTGGTTCGACCAGATCCGGTCGACCGCCTCTTCTCAGAGCTTGCCGGGCGCGCCCTAAGAGCGCATAGATGTTTCCATCGGTTCCGACCAGAACACAGGGAATTCCAGACTGTTTTTCTTCAGGAGTCATTTTTCCTCACCTTGTCTTTTTGGGGCGGCCTTTCGACCGCCCCGTGTTGATTATTGGAGGGCCTTGAAAAGTTCTTCCATTTTGATTTTTTCATCGGCGGCGGCAACCTTGGCGACTGCCTCGGTGACCTGATTGTGGAGTTCTTTCAGGTCGCTGATCCACAGTCTGTCATCTTCGATCTGCTGAATCAGTCCCTCCATCCGTTGCTTCAGTTCTTTCAGAATCTTCTGCTTCGTCAGGCGCGCCTCGGCGGCATTTGCTTTGATTGCGGTTTCAAGTCTGTTGCTCATTTCTGTTCCCTTTCTTGTGTTTGTTTCCTGTCGGCGTGGCGTTCCCACCGCCCCGTTTACAGTGCATACAATGCCATGAAATCCGTTAATAGCCAATGACTTATGCAAGAAAAAGCGATAATAAATACGACTTTATTTCATTGATTTTGAAGCACTTGCGCTTGCTATTCCAGCAAAGGATGCTGCCGGGAAAAAGGCGGATTTTTCCTGCAGCATGATCCATGATTTATGCAAGTCAGACAGAGCGATATTCTTGGAAATTATGCCGGAGAAAATTGGGGGCATTGCTCGCATCGCTCTACTCATAAATTCGCCTTTGTTCGCAAAGTTACGAGGCGTGTTGCGCAAACGCGGAACCGGGTCGCATGCCCCTGATCGCAGTATAAAAATTCCCCGGCGACAAAGCCCTTTGTGCGCAAACAACGGCATAGGGGTATTTTCCCATTTCCGCAGAAAAAAAGCCCGGCCGGAAGCGAACTCCCAACCGGGCTTCATTTTTACTCGGAAACTTCGACCGTCACGTCTTTGACAGAAAGTTCCGTGAGTTTGGCCTGCAGAGCCTCGTAAGAACGCCGGGAGGCTTCCTTAAGCATTTCTCCCTGCTGAGGTGTGATCTTGCCGTCGGCGACGAGCTGGTCGATCTTCTGTTCGACAAGAACAGCGCCGCCGGAGGTGTAGGCGATATCCAGAATGGTCCCGACCGTTTTGTGGATTTCGGCGACCTTTTCCTGGGTGAAGTAAGAGCATCCGCACATCACCGCCATGCCGAGACCAAAGGCGATTGCGAGCGCGAGAACTGCAGTGATTTTCTGTTTTTTCGTGGTCATGGAAAAATCCTTTCTTTCAGTTAAAGCCCCATGAATGAAACGGAGAGAGTTTTATGGTCGCTCCAATTGGGAACGCCATGCCGGGTGGCTTCGATTTTTACGGCTCCCACCGTTGAACCGTCTTCGCGGACAAGTTTGACATCGTCAGTCGGGGAGAAGAATTCCCGATAGACAATTTCCTGGGAACATCCGGCGGTCATTGCAAGAACGACCGCCCCGGCGATTGCGGCTGTGAACCGCCCAATTTTCACTCTTCACCTCTTTTCTTTTTGCACACGGCACACTCGCAGGGGGAACACCAGGCCGCCCAGCCGAACAGCTGACAGATGTTCCCGAATCTGCGGGCGTGATTCATGACGATATAGCGGAGCGGATTCCACCAGCTGTAATTTGCTTTCGCCACCGTGTAGCCGTTGGTTTTGAAACGGTTGTTGGATTCGGTGAATTTCTCTTTCGATCCGTCGGACTCATGCCACTCGATATCATGGATAAAGGCCACGACAGCGAGACTCGGATGCAGGGAGGAAACGAGTCCTCTCAGCCATTCGGGAAAGGAATCCGGGCCGATGCCGTTGTAGATGCCAGCAAGTTCAGTGATTTTGTATTTGCGGATGATCTCGCGATTTTCGAGCTGAAGCTCCTCCGCGAGAGCCTTCAGTTCCTTGATTTCTTTAAGCCGATTCATCTTCCTCCTATTATTGATATTGTGGCGGTTCCCAGACGATTTCCTCGTTACGGACAGTCAGAACATCGCCCTCATCGCCGAGTTTCAGGGAACGGATCTTGCCATGTTTGACGAACAGAAGAGTCGGAAGACTTCCCGCCGGCGGCAGAGAGTTCTCGTCAAACGGATCGTCGTTGATGATCGTCCAGATTGTGCCATCCCAGACATAGAGTTTGCCTGTTGCAATCACAAAGTAAAATTTGGGGAGCGGAGCGAGAATCGACGCCCGTTCCTCCTCTGTGTTCAGGAACACAATGTCCGCCAGCGGAATCCGAAGCGTCCCGTTGTCGTAGAACAGTTCACGCGAATCGGTCGCCACAATAAACTGCCCGTCATTTACAGGAGCGGTCTGCGCCTGTAATTTTGTCCCAAGCCTCGGTTTGAAGTTCGGCATCATGCGCCTTCCACGGTCTGCCATCTGAGCGGAGGAACATATGCCCCGTCACTCTTGATCTGAAGCTGATTCTCCGCTTCGGAGGAGACTTTCAGAGTGGCGGTGATCGTTCCGCCGGAAACAGTCACGGAAATACTCTCCGTGTCTCCCGCCTCATACACATCAATGAGGTCGCTAAGATCGACATCGAATTTCGTGTTGTCGGTCATCGTGAGGGAGAGAATGTGGGTTTCCGCATCGTAGGCGGCTGCGGCAAGGAACTGCTCGACCGGGAGTGTGATTTCAATGGGAGTTCCGCCGTTCGTCGTGAACGTGAGTTTCCCGCTTGCCCCGTCATACTCCGCGCCGTCGACCAGCCCCGTGAGTTGAAGCGGTGCCGTGGAATTCGTCCCTTTTTTGACCGTGATCGTCTTGTCGGCGTAGGTGACGTCGGTCACAGCTCCGCCTCCTGCGACGATATTTTCCACCGCGCCGTCCACATAATCCTTGACCGCCTTGGAGGTCGGGATCACTTCGTCGGAATCGTCCAGAGTTGTGGAAACGGCAAGCTGTACCGTCACCCATGCTGTACCGTTCCACGCTTTTCCCTCTTTGGTGGATGTGTTGACGTAAAGTGTGCCGACCAGTCCGGTGGCGGGGAACTCGTCCACCAGTTCAATCGGATGGGAGTACGGAACCGTTCCCTTGTAAATCCGGTTCTGATCGGAAACAAAGTAGAGAGTTCCGTCGTCTTTGGGATCAATTGCGGCATACTGCGCCGAAGTAAGGATAAAAAATTTGACTGCGGACATGGAGACGCCTTTCAGTTTATTGTTTGCCAGTTGAGGGTTGCTTCATTGTTGTTGATGGTGATTCCTCCGGAATTCAGAATCACGCGGACATGGGAATCGTTGAGTTTCGAACTCTCGGCGGCGAGTCCGAGCAGCAGCTCTCCGGAGGTAACGGCACTTTGCCGGACAGCGTCCCAGTAAATCGCCGCGCCGACACTGAAAGCACAGCGCACGGGTTTCGTCACGTCGAACACTCCGGAAAGAGCAAGACTGCCGAGTGTTCCTTTTTTAACAGGAATTCTTGCCACGCCGATGAGACCGTTCCGGATTACGATCTCACCGGCCGCAATATCCCGATCAGGCAGGAAATCAATCGACTCACCGCGCTGGATGTAGCGCGCCTGCATCGTTTACTCCGAGACGACGGGTTCGAGTTCCAACGCCGGATCAATATAGACGAACCCGGAGGAACTGAACCAGCAGAAGTAGATCCGTACATCGACCGGGTTGTTTTCGACAAGATCCAGCGGGATTTCCAGACACTTCTGCGTCAGGTTCTCGTCATTGATCCATTCGGAGGCGGAATCGTCAACCCATCGTCCGTGGAGCGTACTCCAATAGATGCTGTCGTTCCCGTCGCTGTCCCGAACCGTAGCGGAAACTATCAGACGGCGGAACATTTCGGAATCACCCCCATAGCCCTTGTGGGCAATATGCATCCTCAACATATGCCGCCCGCTGGTAGTCGGCAAAAGCTGAATGCCTTTGAACGGCTTGCGACCGAGAACCATCGTCCGGGTGGTGTTATAGTTGTTGTTGTAGAGTTTCAATGCCGCGGCCCCGCCACCGGTACGATGGACACTCCAGGTATCAGCAATGCCGTTCGGACAGCGGAAACAGAAATGACCCTCTTCCCCCTCATTGTTGCAGCCGAATCCCTGATAAATGTAGTAGTCGTTGTCACTCTGATAGGTCAACGGACGAAGCGCAATATTGCATTTATCAACAAACACATTTGCCCGGTTGTTGAAATTCGTTCCGATTGCCGGTTCCTGATCGTAGAGATAAGCGGGATTCTCAATATTGATGAACATGTCTTTGACCCGGACATGGCTGCCGTCATACGCCCAAAGTGCATATCCGGGAAACCAGGTTTCCAGTTTGTCAATATCCGCGACCGTGTTGAGGCAGGTCATGGAGCCTTTCAGCTTCGCGTTGGTCAGCCGGGCGTTATAAATGTACAACGATCTGCCGCGCGGATTGTTGACCGTGATGTTGTCTACGACCGGAGCCTTGGCATAAATGCCGCCATCGCTCCGATCGAACTCCAGATAGAGCGCCACATAGTCGCTGCCGCTCCGCGAAGCATCGGAATAACTGATCGGCGAACCGATGGCTTCTTCCTCGCTCTCGCAGAAATTGATGGTGATGTTGCGGACATCTTTTTCGATTCCCGGGACATAGTTGGAACTGTAACAGTCGTAAAGTGCCACCGCCGGTGAGGTGCAGCGCCAGCAGCGGGGAATATTGATCGTGATATCCGATACCGTGAAATCCCGCATGTAAGAGAGGTAAATCAGATTGTTCTGAATGTAAAGATTCGCGGGGCGCACTTCGCTCATCCCCCGATCCGCCATATTGACGGAAATACTGTGGATCCGCGCATTGAGATATCCGGAAACCCGAAGCAGGTTCGGGATGTACTCATATGTCCCATTGAAGATCAGTTCCTGGGACACATTCCGAATCACGCATTCGATACCGTCATCACTGTTCTCGGAAAGACAGAGCGGATAATAGCTGTTGGAACTGTAATTCAGAGGCGAATAGACTTTCACGTCCTCCACATGCAGAATTTCCGGGAAACGGCAGTAGATTCCGTGGCAGTTGCTGGAATTGCCCGTAATCGCATAATTGATGATGCAGTTGCGGATACTCAGCATCCGAGCGTAATAGATGTAGACATAGGATTTCAGACGGCTCTGTGTCAGCGCTCCACCCGCATACTCCGGATTGTCCACATCAATTCCCTTGCTTCCGAACTTGCAGTGTTCAAACGAGACGCACATTTTATAGTCATCGCTGTTGTAGAAATACAGCATGTAGTTGTTCGAATCAATGCCGTCCCGGAAGAGATAGACCCGGTGCATCAGAAATACCCGCAGATTCGGAAGCTGGAAACGACCATCCGCGACAACGCTTTTCACATTGGCATATTCAGCCTCGTCCGCGCCCCATGCGCTTTTGGCTTCCTCCGGAACAAAGTCATACATCAGATCGGAGGGATTCGGCATGCCGAAAAGCAGGAGATTAGTGATATTGGTGTTTTCGCCGTTCGGAATGACCACGGCATATTCCTCCGAGGTTCGGCGAATCAGGTAACAGGTGTTGCTTATAAAACCCGCCGCGGTGGCGGGAAGCGCTTTCAACGCTCCGGCAGGAGTGGTTCCGTCTCCGGGCGCTTCAATGGACGGATCAATGTACACCACATTGAAATCGACATTCGAGTAAATCATTCTGCGTATACTCCGATAAAGGTGGAATAAGGTTCAAAAGCCGGGAGTTCCGGCAGGACGGTGATATGGACGATATTTCGACCGAGATTTCCGAACGGGGAGCCGCCTCCGTTTGTCCAGGGAGAAAGACGGGTTCTGCCGTTGATGATGGAATAGTTGCTGAACTCCTCGCGGGAAAGCTCGGTCTCGTTAAAATTTACGATGACTTCGCCGTCAACCCCCTTTCTGATCGTTGCATTTTCAAAGACAATCCGCGTCACTTTCGCCACGGAGGTGTTCTGGTCGGCAACGAGGACGTCGCCGTAAACAGTTGCATCATCGCCGAGGTATTTCACCCACTGCGCATTGGCAAAATCATTCCAGGTCGGATTGGCGATCGGCATCCGGGAGATGATTTCCGCGCGATACTTGAGTGAACTTGCCGGAGTCAGGGAAAATCCCTGACCGTCGTTCTGTTCCGCATAGGCAACGTAGAGATAAGATTCCGTGCCTGGAACGCCCTGAATTCCCTGCGGAATGGAGAAATTGAACACGGCGTTGTGAGTATCGCCGGAATTCGTGACGGACGCCTGAGACTCCGGAGTTCCTGTGACAACTGTTCCAATCCTTACGGTCGCGGCATCGCCTTTGACTCCCTGCGGGATGACGAAGTCGAATACGGCATCGTGTTCATCGCCGGAATTGGTGATGCTTGCCGGAGTCGTTTCCGCACCGGTCGTGACGGTTCCGATCTGGATCGTGGAACGAAGTCCGCGTGGACCGATGATCAGCGGGAGCGGGTCACTCCATTCCTGTCCGACCGCCGCATTCCGAAACCGGTAAAGTCTGGCAGTCTGAGGAACTTCCACCTTTTCTTCCGTTGTGGTTTCCTCGCCGGTCTCCTCGTCTTTGACGGTCACTTCGCGGATCGGCGAGAAGGTATACCAAATGGAACCGTCATCAGAAAGCTGAACTTCCAGTTTTGCGGCAAAAAGCGCCCGGACCTGTGCGGCAGAGTAATTTCCGTCGGGAACCGGAAGCGGTGATCCCGCCCCTGCATCGCCACGGCGATTGCGGATACTGATGTTGAACTGGATCAGAAACCCCGGATTAGTTTCGCCGGATTCGAATCCGGCAAGTTCACAGCCGAAGTTCTTGCTTTCCACAGCCCCCAAAGCGGAAATCAATTCTTCCGTATTGGTTTCCGTCAGAGGAATATGGACTTCATTTCCGGAAACGGTGATGCCATCTGTAACCCGGATCTGCGGAGGAGTTGCAGTGTTCCAGTCATCCGCGATCACAAAGTCCCAGGAGGCATAAGCGGCAAGGTCTCCATTGAACGGTTCCCCTTCCGCATCAAGGAGTTTTAGAATCAACTCCGCGCGCATTCCGCGCGTCAGCGCAGGCAGTGAGCTGATCGTCTGGTTGTAGGAATCCACGAGACGGGCATTGACGCTGTCCGCCCGCAGATACATCGTGATGATCTGCATAAAAATCCTTTCTTATTGAAATCTGAATCCGTTTTCAACGGCGAAGTCCAGAATGCAGTAGGCAACGCCTTCGTATCCGGTTTTACAGCTTCGCCCAAGCGTCCTGGAATAGCCTGAAATCTTCCCCGCTGAATCGTAGTTGGTTTCGTAATCGCTGACTGGTACGCAGGAATTCCGGGGGATGTCATCGACATTTCCCCCAAGAGAAATATCCAGTTTCATGTTCGCCGACCAGTGTGTCCGAATGGTGTGTATACCAACAGAAAGTCCACTGCCGCCCAGATCAAGAATACCTTTCTGCAGCTCCGAAGAATAGGAAAGCGCTTCGACCGGAGCAGAAACCTTGTAACGGAATATCAAATCACACTCGGCTGTTGGGTGTGGACGCTGAGTGGTTTTGATAACGATGCTTTTGGACTGCGCATACCCGCAGTATCCCTTTTCCCCGTCATAATTTTTCTTGTAGTCGGTATTTCCAGACCAGGAATAAAATTCCTGCGGGAAACTGGAAAATGTTCCCGAGTAAGGTTCCCCTTCCAACGCTTCTCTTAATGCCGTGGAAATGGATTCTGAAAACGGTGGATCATGTTCTGATCCAGAACGGGAAAGGTAAGTGCCTGAAACGCCGCTGAACTTCACCGCAGTCAGTTTGTTGATTGCGTTTTTCACCGACTTCAGCCATTCCGGCCATCCAGCCGCATTGGAACTGCCAGCCCCCGGGCTCTCACAAATCCGGCATCCTTCCGAATTGGCCAGATCATAATAGTCCCACATCTTGGGAAAGTCTGACAGATCATCCTTGTAGTCGTCGAACTCCATATTCACAAAATTCGGAGCAAGTCTATAGACTGCATCCCGGATTGCATTCATGGCGGCTATACTCCACGGTCGGCATTGGATTATGGAATACAGTACCTCGTTTGGATTCTGGCTTGTCAGGATTGCCCGCTCTGTGACGGCCTCCAGGATTGCACGGTAATAGTCGACATTTCCCGGATCGGGTGATTCCCAGTCCATGCCTTTGTCATCCCAGGAAACGGGAGGAGTATATAGAATCATCTCCATATCGCCACCTCGCCGAGATATGCGATGCCCGTTTCGTCACCCTGAACATAGTCGAGCAGAGAGAGTGTCCGGTGACTGCCTGTGATTTCCGAATCTTCGGGTTTGCAGAATTGGAATGTTACAGCCTTTTCTTTGTTTGGTTCTTCCCCCTCCCACCATCCCGAGGAGCTGTTCAACTCTCCAAGAAGCCATTTCCCGTTTTCGTAACGAATTCCCCCATAGGAGAAATGTCCATTCTTCTTTTCCAGAGAGCGGATGTAATAATTGGAACTGCTGTCCCGCCACCGGGGGAGACCGAAATATTTCTCCCCGGAAACGCCGCCTTTCGGTTCATATTTTCCAAGCTGCACTCGATTGACGCTCTGCCAGCGGGGAAAATCGAAATAAACCGTCTTGTTTGCTCCACCTCCGTTCCGGTTCGTCCCGCGAGGCTGAAGATAACTGTAACCTCCATCTCTGGCAGAAGGGATGGCCCCCGCGTAAAAAGCATCCCCCTCATATGCCTTACTCTCTGAATTGTAGTTTTCCTTCGGCTCATACCCAGGAAAACGGTTGTGAAAAATCCAGCCGTAAGCCTTGGAATAATAAAAAAAACTTGAACTATACTTCCAGTAGATGTATCCGTTCACATCATTGAAGACTGGAGAATAGATGGCATTGTCAATTTTCAACCGATAGGTCCAGAGATTCTGTGTAATGACATAATACCCAAAATTGCCGTTGTTCGTATTGAATGCAAGCAGCCTGGAGTCCGCCCCGATTCCACGCCAGAAGCCGTGTTGAAGACTCCAGCCGGGAATGGTCGGACTTCGCAGTTGCGTCGGAACATATTGAAAACTCATGTCTCGTTTCCTCCCGTTGTCTGAAGCATTACCCGGTGACCAATAATCCAGCTTCCGGCGGGAATAGTGGAATTCAACGCCAGCTCCGCAACATAAAGGGTACCCGATCCTATGCTTTCTGAATCTTTGCCTTCCGCATAAATCTGCACCTCATAACCGGCTCCTGAGTTTCCGCCGGTCACTTTGCACAAGAGTACTTTGTCTTCTGTTCCACCACCGGAACCTGCGCCTCCGAGCTGAAGCATACACCACTGATTCCCCGAATTTCCAGCCTTCCAGAGAATCCGGGCAACACCGTTTTCCGCCGACTGCATCGCCCCGGAAGCATTCCCGACCATCGGTTCGGCAAATTTGTGATCCGGATCCAGAATGCTCACTTTTGCCGGGACAATTCCCAGCAGAAGCGCCCGGCCGATTTTTCCTGCATCAACAGGTTCCAGAAGCACCGCATATGGATATTCCTCATAGGCAGTGGTCACCTTTCGGCCGAGAAATGCCGGACATTTTCCGGAGAACTCCTGCTCGTTTACGTCCGGACGAATCAGCACATCCGCAATCGCCATTGCCGAAAACCGGGGGAACAGTGTGCTTTCCCCGTTTTTCAAAAGAACGATTCCGTTATGATTGCTGCTTTTGAGAACTCCACCGGTTTGGTCGGACTGGAGATTCTTCACGTATTCAGCCGCATCGATGAATGAATTCCAGGTCGAGGCTTTAATCTGAATCGGATCGCCTGTTTGTACTTTATTCATTTTTTGATCCCCAATCCGCCGAAGTCGGCAGCCTGATAGACTCGCTCCACATAGGCGGCCTCCGGTTTTTTGACGAGACTTTTCCTGTCCTTGGAAATATCGTCGGCATAGCGCACCCAGAGATAATCCCAGCCGAGCTTCTCCTTGACGATCAAATCTCCGACTTTCAAATTCTTCCGGTTCGGCGAAACCGCGAATCGGAAGGTGATTTCCCAATCATCGTCGGAATGCTTGCCCTGCCGGGTTCCGCTCGCCCCCAGAAAGAGGACTTCGCCGGGATCATAGCCTTTGAATTTGCCGTCGTTTACCGTTCCGGTCAGTTCCGCCAGACGTTTTTTGTATGCGGTACTGACTTTCGAGGCTCGGAAGTAATGTGTCTCAGAGAAGTTCATAACCGGCATCGTGATATCGATTCCGTTTACATTACCATCACCGTCCACCCCGATGGCGCCGCCGTAATCGGGAGCTCCCGATGGCGTTACGGAAACCGTTGCAAGGCTTTGATTGATGTGCTTGCTTCCACCTCCGGTGTCAAAGGCAAAATTCGGCTCCGGATCATTGGAGCCGTCAATTCCGTCGAACACGTCGACTTCGTAGGAAACCTGAACTTTGAAGGTATTCTGATTGATCCGCTCGGAAATTTCCAGCGTTTGCCGTCTCAGGTTTTCCAATTTTTCCGGCGAGGCTTCCCGAACCGCATTCAACGCATCCAGTTCCTCTTCCACTCCAAACACCAGATACGGGACTTCCGCCTGGGTCAGAAAACCGGAATAGTCCATATATTCATTCAGATCGTAAAAACATTTTTCCACCCGGATTTCGTTTGCCATAAAAACTCCTTTCCATCAGGCGAATGTTCCCATGCTGTTTTGTTTTTTCAGCAGAGTATTGGTTTTCTTCGTATTGGCAACAATCGTTTCTGTTGCTTTAGCGGTACGGTCGGCGGCACTCGATTCCCCCAGATTTTCCAGCGCGGCGGCAAGGAAGGCCCCCTGTGGTTTCGACACTTTCTCCGCCGCCTCCCGAGTCCCGTCCTGAGCCGAGCGCAAACGATCGGAATATTTGTCCACCATCGACTCCGCCCGAGTGTATGCGCTGTGAGCGTCATCGAGTTTTTTGCGCTCGTCATCATCGATTTTGCCATCTGCCTGTGCGTCCCGCAGTTCCTTTTCGAACTGTGCCTTTGCCGCTGCCGCTTCTTTCTGATATTGAGCAATCAATCCTTCCAGCATCTGCTGTCCGGCGGCAGGATCGTTTTTCAGCGTTTCATCGATTTTTCGATCCTGCGCCGCCTCGGTGCGCCGATCATGAATGCTCTGTTCGGACTCCTGAAAGCGCTCCTGATAGGAGGCAACGTCAGCCTTCATTTTCTGAGCGGCTTTTTCCCGCGCTTTGGCGATACGGTTTTCGGCTGTCTGATCCGCTCCGGCAAGTTTCCCCTCCAGTTCGGCGATCTTCGCCTTGTCCTGTTCTTTGTCCGGCTTGGATTTTTCATAATCCAGCATCGTCTGAATCAGCTGTTTGTATTCGTCGCGAAGCGCAATGATGTCGTCGATCTCGTTTTCAAGTTCAGTTTTGCGTTCCCGTGCAAGCTGCTTGTCAATTTCGGCGACACGTTTTGCGGCGGCGTCCGCGTTGTCGGACGCTGCCTGGCGGCGTTGTTTTTCCGCCTCAACTTTTTCCTCCGTGGTTGCTGTTTTCCCTTCTTCACCGGTCGTTGCGCCGGGCTTGCCTTCCTGAACCGCCTGACGGCGTTTCTGCAACGCTCCAATCTTCTGACGGTACCCCATGGCGCGATCACCGTTGGCTTCGAGTTTCTTTACGGCTTCTTCCTGCCTGCCGGAAATCCGTGACCAGAAATTGTGATTCCAGTAGGAAAGAAGCGCTTCATCCTCCGCCTGAAGCTCCTTGAGGTTGGCTTCCAGTTCGGCGATTTCCGCATCCAGCTCTCCAAGTGTTGCCGCTTTCATGGCTTCGTTGAATTTATTCTGCGCCGAAGCGGCAAGATTCAGTTTCCCGGTGATCGTATCGATTCCGAGCCCGAGGTCGTTGTAGGCTCCGTTCAGCGCATTGACGATGGTTTGCGCTTCCTGCTGTTCCGCAGCGGTCAGCTTTTCCTGTTCCGCCAACTGCCTGAGCCGCTCCAGCCGGGCAAGATGCATCTCCTTCTGCGGATCGTTTCCTGCCTGAATGATTTGTGCGGCTGCGGTAAATTGCTTCTGGGCTTCCGTCAAGGCGACGATACGCCCCCTGACTGTATCCACGGAAAGTCCGAGGTCGCCGTATTTTGCTCTGAGTTGTTCCAGCAGGGTGTTTGCCTCCGCAATTCCGGACGCGTCCAGCTTCGGCATTTGAGAAAGTGTCTGCAGGCGGCTGACCTTGTCCGCATCCTCCGTTCCGGAGACTTTGATGGAAATCTCCCGGAGACTTGCAGCGACGCTGTTGAGCCTGACGATCTTTCCTGCTGTCCGGTCGACCGCAACTCCAAGATCGCCATATTTCTTCGACAGTTCGCCGATCAGTCGTTCCGCGTCATTCTGCTGATCCACATCCAGAGTGACTTCCAGTGACAACGCTTTCAATTTCCGCAACTTGTCAAGGTCGCCGTCGTCCTTGACAGAAAGCTCCATGGCTCCGATCCGGGCACTCTCCGCATTCATGGCTGCAATCTGTCCAGAGACCTTGTCCACAGTCATTCCCAATGAGCCATATTTCGCTTCCAGCTCGGAAATCAGCCGCTCCGCCTCTTCCTGCCCCTGCACATCCAATTTTGCCTGAATGGAGAGGGCTTTCAGCCGATTGAGCTTTTCGATATCCTCACTTCCGCGAACTTTGAACGAGAGGTCACTGATCGCTCCGGCTACGGTGTTCAGACGTTCAATCTGTCCCGTTGTCCGGTTTACAACCAATCCGAGATCGCCGTATTTTTTTGACAGTTCTCCGATCAGGCGTTCCGCATCATTCTGTTGCGGAATCGTCAGATCCAACTCCATGGAAAGAGCTTTCAGCTGATCGAACTTCGGCAGGTCGCCTGCGTCAATTTTCGTTGAGAGTTTGACTCCCTCCAGACGCTCGGCTTCTTTTGACAATGCACGAATCCTCCCCCGTGCGCGATCCACTTCCAGCCCAAGTGCGCCGTATTTGGCGGAGAGTTCTTCGATCAGAGCTGCCGCTTCATTCTGTTCATCCAATTCAAGGCTGACTTTGACGGAGAGTTCCTCCAGTCGCGCCATCTTTTCCAGATCATCGGCGTTGCTCACTTTGAACTTCAGCTCGCCAAGTTTTGCCGCAGCACTGGAAAGAGCCGTAATCCGCATAGCGTTGTCGCTGATCGTGATCCCGAGGTCGCCGTATTTTTTCTGCAGTTTGGATGCCAACATACGGGCTTCCGCCATCTCGGCATTCGTCAGTTTCTGCTTTGCCGCCAGCTGCTGGAGCCGTTCCATGCGGATTTCATCCGTTTTGCGGAGCTGGTCTCCTTTTTCCCGGAGCGTGCTCATCTTGTCCGAAAGCTGCGCGGTATAGGATCCGGCGCGGGAGAGATAGATACACACACCCGCCAGAACCGCTCCCAGCGCAATCAGAGCAACCGCCACCGGGTGAGCGGCAATAAAGCTCAAAACAGCTCCCAGAGCCACCATTGCCACTGCCGCAACCTTGGCTGCCGCCGCCAGCAGGAAGTTTCCCGCCGCAACGGCGGAAACCGAAACCACAGCTTTCAGATTCGCCGCCGTGAAAAGTGCGGTCACGGCAATTCCGGCTTTGCGGACCTGATTCAATGCCACACTTCCCGCCGTGCAGAGCGCTTCCGCAACTGTTTGCGCTTTCACTGCGACAGTTGCCGCAATCGATGCGGCCGTATAGGATTTCAGAGCACTTGCCATGGCCGTCCATGCTGTTGCCAGTGCGCGCCCCGCCGCCATGGCTCCTTCTGCGACAGCCTGCGCCTTGAGTGCCGCCGCTGCCGCGATGGAAGAGAGTGTCAATCCCTTCAGGGCGTTCGCCATGGCCGTCCAGCCGGAGACCAGCGCCGTTTTCACCGCTGCCGCCGCTTCGGCCGCCGCCTGTGCTTTCGTTGCAGCGGTTGCCGTGACGGCGGCCAAACTGAAGTTTTTCAGCGCACTTGTCATGGCTGTCCACTTTGCCGCCAGCGTCGACTGCGCGGCAGCCAGAACTTCGGCCGCCGCCTGTGCTTTGGTCGCAACGGCTGCCGCCAGCGCCGTGTTCCGGAATGAGGCAAGGGTTTTCGTTACAGCCTGCCATTTGGCTGCCAGTGCCGACTTCGCTGCCGCGGCGGCTTCGGCATTGCTCATCAGAATGATGCTTGCCCGCGCCCGGTTCGCGGACGTCGAGGCAAGTCCCAAAGCCGCACAGAACTTTTCCGTACCGACCAGTGCCGGAATCGCCGTGTTGCGGTAGTCCGCGAACGACTGCGTCAACAGCGTGAAGGAGGTCTTGAGTGCTGTCCCCTGCGCAATGGCCACCCCCTGAAAGAAAGTGAACCCCTTGATCGTCGTCTGAACTACGGCGATTCCGGCCGCCGCCCCTTTGGCGGCAACTCCGATGGCAATCAGAACCACGGCAAGGCCGGCCACTCCCGCCACCGTCACAGCAAAGGCTGTCACCAGCCCCTGATTCGCCTCAATCCATTGGGTGAAGGCGTTGATGACCGCTGTCACCTTGACCACCAGTGGCTGGAGTGTCGAATTCATCGCATCGGCAATCGCATTCATCGCTCCTTCCACTGCGGAAAGCAGAAGGCGGAATGCTCCGCCAAGCCCGGCATCCATCTTTTTGGCGGTGTCCGCCGCAACTCCTTCCACATCCTGGAGCTTGGCCAGCATCGCATCCAGTTCATCGGTATTCGCCGTCAGCGTCAGTCCTGCGAGTGAACCGCGAATATCAAAGATATCTTCCGCAAACGCCAGCTTTTCTGCGGTGGGCATTGTGCTCATTGCCTTGGCGATGTCCCGCATGATCTCCGCCATTTTGCGGAGATTTCCGTTTGCGTCGACTGTTTCCACGCCCACGGAACGGAGCTGATCCTGAACTTTCACTTTGGCAAACTGCGAGAAACTCTTGCGCAGAGCCGTTCCGGCGAGAGATCCTTTGATGCCCATGTTCGCAAGAACCGCGATCGCCGCACTGGTTTCCCGAATCGACTCCCCGGCGGCAGCCGCCTGCGGACCGCCCATTTTCAACGCCTCAAAGAGGTCAACAAGTGTCTGTGCCGAACTGTTCGCAGTGACCGTGAGAACATCGGCGACATCACTCATTTGTGACGCTTCAATGCCGAAGATCCGCATACTGTTCGCGGCGATGTCGCCAGCTTCCGCAAGTTCCGTTCCCGTTGACCGGGCAAGATTCAGCACCGCATCGATGGATGCCTGGATTTCCGTTGGGGAGAAACCCATTCGTCCCAGCGACACCATTGCATCCGCAGCCTGCTGCGCGGTATAGGAGGTGTCACGCCCAAGACGCTGCGCGGTCTTGGTCAATGCCTTGAAATCGGCATCGGTCGCCTGGGTAACCGCCTGCACAAGACGCATGCTGTCATCGAAACCGGCGAATGACCGGGCCGCCATCACCAACGGTGCGGCCATTGCGCCCGAGAGCATCAGGAGATCTTTCCCGACATTCGTACAGGTTCTTCCAAAGTTTTGCAGCTGAGCTTGGGCGCTGGTCAGATTCCGCTGAAGTTTGCTGGTCTCGGCGGTTACCTCGACATATGCCCGGCCTGCTCGGATATTGCTCGATAGGGACATGTGGATTCCTTCTCATTTCAAGTTCATTCCGTAACACTTGCACTTGATTTTTTGTCAAAGCAGGTTACATTAGGCAATAATGACGTAACACCATATCACGGACCGGGAGGAGAATATGTGCCAGCTTGACAGACTGCGGCGCTTAAAGGCCGAGATCTATCAGATTGCCCGGAAGCATAACGCCAGCAAGGTCTATGTCTTCGGCTCCTGTGCCCGGAAAGAGGAGACTCCCGAAAGCGATGTGGATGTTCTTGTTGAACTGGATCTTGGTGCTTCCCTTTTTGACCTCATGGATTTGCAGGATTCGCTAGAAACATTATTAAAATGTAAAGTTGATGTGGTATCCAAACGAGGTTTGAACCCTTATATCAAAGAGCAAGTCCTGCAGGAGGCGGTTGCTTTATGAGCAAGCGTGACGACAGTTTTTTTCTGTTGAATATAGTCGATGCGTTGCAGGATATCATTGCTTATACCGAGGTTGGGCACGATACTTTCATCAAAGAAAAAATGCGTCAGGATGCGGTTGAAAGGAAATTTGAAATCCTTGGCGAAGCGATAAAAAATCTTTCTGAAAATCTCAGGAGGACTCATCCGGATATTCCATGGTCTCATATGGCACGTTTTCGAGACATGCTCTCGCATCATTATTTTGGCATTGACTATGAGACCGTATGGATAATTACTCAAAAGAACGTGCCTGAAGTGTTGGAAAAGATTTCTGCTTTGGATGAATACATTCTTGCGAAACAGTGTTTTGATAAATCGCACTAGAACAGCAGAAATAATTAACTTCACTTTTTGACAAATGCATCCCGCAGAATGGCAAGCGGCGCTTTCAGGAAGGTCTTTTCTTTCATCGCATATGGGTTGAAGTTTGCCTAATGAGACATGTGGATTCCTTTTCTGCCTACTGTGAAATTTTTCTGCCTATTTTTGCTTGAAGAGTAGGCAGAAAATCACTTTTTGACAAAGACGTCCCTCAGAACGGCAAGCGGCGCTTTCAGGAAGGTCTTTTCTTTCACTGTATACGGGTTGAAATCTTCCGCTTTAACCGGCTTGTTCTTCTTCGGATCACGCATCAGGTTGACGATGAGCGCCATCAGGCTTGCAGTCTGCTCCCATTCAAAGCGCCCCCGCGCATCCGCGAGGGCGGCCAGTTCCCGAAGCGTCAGGGGGTCGGGATTGACTCCGGCGATTCCGGCGAGACGGAGGATGAGATCGTCAAGCGATCGAGGGCCTGATCGATTTTTTCGTCGAATGCCGGATCCTCGAGAAGTTCCGTCAACGCCTGCTTGCTTCGCGCCTCGAAGCGGCGGCTTGCGTCGAGGATCTTCCGGAACACCTTTCGCTTCGCCTCGGGGAAAAAATCAATGATCTCGTCCAGCAGAGCCGTCGCGGCAAGCTCAATGGCGTCGCCTGCCATGGCGCGGCCGAATTCTTCATCGGTAATTCCTTTTGCATCCGCCTCGGGCTTGCAGACCGCAAAGAGCACATCGACCAGAAGAACGGGATCGGCCGCAAGACGTTCCAGCAGTCCGACGTTCGGTGTTTTCCCGCTCTCCATGGTGATGATGTTTGCCAGATCCACACCGCAGAGGGCGCGCACCCGTTTGATCGTGCCGACCGTGACCGAGAGCGTCCAGGTTCGGCCGGTATTGTCCGTGAAAGTTTTCATGTGTCAACTCCAATTTGCTGTATATCTTATTGACGAAAACGAAAACATCAGGCTCCACCGCCACCGCTTCCGCCGCCGCTCGTCCACTGCGGCGCACGTTCCGAGGCAGTGGGTTTGGCGGTGACGCTCACAGAAAGCGCCTCCTCCAGAGGCTGTTCAATCGAAAATCCGGTGATGGAGAAGTCCGCGTCAAGACCGGTTCCGTTGCCGTCCGTGACAAACAACGCCATCGGCGTGTTGTTGAAGTAGGCGTCGGCAAAGGCGTTGTAGTCCTCATCCTCGGTGTCATAAAGAATGTTGAACTCAAGCGATGCCTCTTTCAAAGTCGCGACCGACGCCCGCCACCCCTTCGTGGCCCGCGTGGTCACATCGGCTTCGCCTGACTCAAGATTCAAAGTCAAATCCTTGACGTTTTTGACCTCGGTCGAGCCGGTCGAACCGGCGGAGCCGCGCATCAGAATTGCATCAAGGCCCAGTACAATAGCCATAAAAAATCTCCTTGTTATTTTTTGACAGAATTTTCCCAGAGTGCCGGGAGTTTCGGAAGCGTCTTTTCCAGAGTCGGACCCATGAGCGGCCGTTTGGGATAGCGCCGTTTGCGGTAAATTCCGCCGAATTCATGCGCAGTCATCGCTGTTCCGATGAAGGATTCCGCCGGTCCGATCACAACGGACTGGCGCTGTTTTTCCACTCCGAACAGCAGAGAATGTTTCAGTAGTCCGCGCCGGGTGTTCGGCGGTGTGCCGGGCATGGATGCCTTCTGACTCTGTGAGACCCGGTTGCGGGCGGATTTTCGGATGTAAGCTCCCGCACGCCGCAGTGCTGTTATATTACCGTCTTGAACGGCAAGCAGGATCCGCCTGTCGTCAAATTCGATATGAACCTTCACGTTTTTTTACTTTTCTCCTTGACTTTTTCTGTTTTTGGCGTATGATATACATGTATATCAACTATGGAGGCGTATTATGATTGCTGTTCGTTTGCCTGCTGACATTGAGACTCGACTGGACAACTTGGCCAAACTCACAGGGAGAACAAAAACGTTTTATGTGCGTGAGGCAATTCTTGATCATCTGGAAGATCTTGAAGATGCTTATATCGCAGAAAAACGCCTGAAAACTTCCGGTAAAACCGTTTCTCTGGAATCTCTGATTGAGGAAGAAGCCAATGTGGCACGTTGAATTTGACATCCGTGCCGCAAAGGAATTGAAAAAACTTGCCCCGGAGACCAGAAAACTGATCTTGAAATTTTTTCAGGAACGGATTGCAACCGATCTTGATCCCAGACGTTTCGGAAAAGCATTGACGGCCAATCTTTCCGGACTTTGGCGTTACCGGATTGAGGACTACCGTGTGATCTGTCAGATTCAAGATGACAAATTAGTGGTTCTTGCCCTCAAAGTCGGGCATCGGCGTGAAGTTTACCGTTGAATGGACGGTATGGATTCTTGTCTGCCGTGGCATCCCACTGCCAGCATTATTGTTTGAGAACTTTGAAAGTCAGTTCAATGACGCTGGTGAACTGCCCCCGCTCACGCAAATGCTCCGGGCTGTAAATCGGATTATAGGCAACGGAAACACAGGTCCCTCCGGCAAGTTTCCGGTTCAGGAAGCCGAGTCCGAGTTTTTCAGCAAAGCGCAGCATTTCATCCAGCGCATCCTCCTGGCATCGTTTCAATATGCCGATCTGCACTTTCGGCAGTTCCTCATGGGCCGCGCGGGAAAGTGTCTTGTACTGTGTTCCGGCCGGAACCACAACGAGCCGCAGATCATCCAGATCACGCAATTCAAACTCCGGGAAATAAAGCAGTTCGGCTTTATATTCCTTGAGTTCCTCCGCAACCGCGCGCGCCAGGGTCAGAATGTCGCTCACTCTTCACCTCCGTATGAATTCCATGATGATATTGCCAACCGCCGCGAGCAGCGCGATCAGCGCCGCCGCCAGCGATGAAAGCATCGTTTTCTGCAGATCCGCCGCAGGTTTGCACGGCGGATAGTGATGCTGTCCTTCGGAGAAATGCATACTCAGCATTCCCCGCAGTTCCGCAATATCCAGCCGCGCCTGATTGAGTTCATGCCACAAGTCACGATGATCCAGGGTATCAGGCATCATGCACCTCCGATTTCCTTTGTGTGAATCCTCCGCAGAATCCGCCCGGTTCCGGACCAGCGCCAGACCGGCTCGCCGTTCGGCGCAAGAACTTCATAGCGGAGTCCGGCATGGAGAATCAGATCTCCGCGCTCCGGATCATCCGGCAGATCTTCCGCCGCGATCAGAAAATCGCGCGTCTCCGTCCGGATGGTCACGCCGTATTCATTTTCCGCACGGAACAGCGTCCGCCCCAGCGTCGCCGGGATGTTCAACGTTTCGCCACCCCGGCGCTGGTAGACAATCGGAACGGAGAGCTCCCGGATCCGCTGGGATTCCAGCCATTCGGCTGCGTTCTCCAGCAGTCCCATTATTCACTGGCGATGATGCCGACCGCGCGGAGAGCGGCAAGAATCGTGTTGGTCTTTTTCGTCAGCGAGGCAATCGCATGTTTGCAGTCACACCCGCTTTCACAGGCGAGAACGGGAATCGTATCGGACGGAGTTCCGCCCGAATTATCGGTCAGATCCGTGATCGGATCGCCTGCGACAAAGGTCGTCGCGAGGCTGTATGGGGCGTTGAGCAGCACACGAACCGTATCGTCGGCCGCCTCCGCAGCCGCAATGGCCTTGCCGAGGTAGTGGTTCGATCCGCTGACCGTGGTCGCCTTCTTCGCTCCCGCGTCCCAGTAGACCGTTGAGCCGGAAGGAATCGCGTCGTCCGCTTTCACAACATCGAACACTCCGACCACAGCAAGACTGCCGAGGGTATTGGCTTCGATATCGAGCCGGGCGATCCCGATCAGATCCGCGATGATGACCACATCTCCTGCGGCAACCGCCTCCGTCGGACGGTAATCAATGGCGTCACCCTTCTGAACATAGCGTGCAAGCATTGTAAAAAATCTCCTTGAATTTGAGTTTGAAGTTCAACTGCTTACGCGGCCCCGTTGGCTTTGACCATGCCGCGGTGATCCTGCTCGCGAACGCCGAGGTCGAAATACACTCTGAACCAGAGACCGAGGGTGTTGAAGTCCGTTTCGCCGCGCTCGACGGTCGGCGTGCGCTTCCCTTTCAGGAAGCCGATCTCCTAGGTATCGACCGTTTTCGGGTCGCCGAAGAGATACCACCCGGTCTGGCTGGATCCCTCATAGGCGCTGTTGCCGAGGTACGGCGAACTGATCACCTGAAGATTTTCATCGGAAAGCACATTCAGCGCCGGACGAACCGCATTGTCCGTGCCGCTCATGATGAGGGTCGCCCCTTGCGTCAGTTCGATCGCGAGATGTTTGAGCGCAGTCGGAACCAGCAGATATTTCGGTTCCACCGAGATCGGCTGACCGTCGGCATCCACCTGATCCAGGAAGAGCTGGATCGCCTTTTTAAGCGAATCGGAACTCAGCGCCGAACTTGCGCCGGAGAGCAGGTTTTTGTGTCCGTTGTGGAACAGCGCCTTGCCGTCCGCCTGAGCCGGATTCGAGAGAAGCCGACTGAAAAACAGCTGGTCGATGAGACGTGCGGCGCGGTTGCCCATCGCGGTCGGAACCTTCATGAACGCCCCCAGGTCATCGTTGATGATCATTTTGCGGGTAAGGCAAAAACGCTTTCCGTAGGTGTCGAGCTGGTTCTTCGCGGATTCCTCAATCAGACCGCCGTCCTTGATTTCGCCGTCGGCGGCAATGGGAAGCAGATCGCCCACGTCGGTCAGACGGAAGCGGTCGTTCTCCTTGAAGTCGTTGAGGTCGCCCGTGGAACACAGCTTCATGGCGATGATCGGCTGGGCCTCGTAGCTCTGCAGGAGTTTCTTGTTCGCCACGTTGCTCAGGATCCCCGGAAGCGAAACACTCGAAAATGCCGCCCGGATCGTTTCATTGTCGAAGCCGCGGCTGTAAGGAATGCCGTCGAGTTTCATACATTCGATCAGAAGCTGCTTCAGCGGCATGTCCATTTCGGCCATCCCCGCTTCCACCGTTTGGGCCCCATAGGATTTCTCCAGCTGCTCGGCGCTCACTCCGACCCGGAGACACATTGCCGCTTCGAGGGTCTTGCGCAACTCTCCGCCTTCCGGGGCAGTCTTCACGCTGATATTGACATTGGCGGCGGGACGTTCGGCCCGGATCGTTTCCAGAACCTTCTTCGTCACCACCTCCGGCGTCCAGCCTCCGGCAATCGCCTCCCGCTCGATTTCCGGGAATTCACCGTCGCAGATCGCCTGAATCGCACTGATGCGTTCACGCTCGGCTTTGACGGCGTTCTGAGCCGCTTCACGGGCGGTCGCCGCCACATCCCCGGCGGAGGCCTGAATCGCGGGCGGTGTCGCCTCCGCGGCCGCCTGTCCGGGCTTCTTTTCCGCGTTATCGGGTTTCTTTTCCGGTTCGCCGGGCTTGTTCGCCGGTTCGCCGGGCTTCTGTTCCGTTTCCGGCTTTTTCTCCGGGGGTACAGCGTCATTCGCATTCGGGGCGCTCACGGCGGAAACACTCTTCGTTTCGGACTTGTTGTTCATAGCTTCTCCTTCCTGGTTGACAAGGTTGAATTTCGCATTCACTTTCATATTGGTGTGAGCATCCGCGCCCACGGCAACAACGGAAACCTCCCTCAGTATCGATTTTTTGATGTGGTAGAACGGTCCTTCGACTTCCTGACCATTCACCTCACGACTGCCTTTGACCAGCTCGCACTCTTTCACATCCGCACCGATGCTCAGCTGCCAGTCCGCTCCGGCCTTGCCCTGCGCGATGATATCGGCCGCATCCCTGCTGTCGGAGACGATCTCTCCGGTGATCTCCAGGGCATTGTTCCGAACTGCGGCGGAAATGAGTCCGATCCGGCTGTCCGTCTTGTTCTCGTGATTGGTCAAAAGCGGGACACTTTCGGGGATCTCCATTCCGGCAAGATCAACCACAACAGGGTGTCGCCACCCCGGCAGATTCATTTTCCCTCCGGAGTAGGCGACTCCTACCACTTTCGGTTTCGCGCCGTTTGACGCTTCTATCAGCGTTAATTCACTCATATATCCTCTCTGGGTTCTGAACCGTCATCCGGTTCGGTTTGCTGTTCCGGGGATTTCGGGGATTCCGGGGATTCCGTGGACTCGGAACTGATGGGGATTCCAAGCTCCTTCATCAGTTTGATCTCTTTTGCCCGCTGCCGCAGAACTGACAAGTAATCCCGTCCGTCCTTGGCACACTCTGCCGCAAGAGTCGTTGTGTTGTTCGTCAGGCGGGTTGCCTGGGCGGTGGCTTCCTTCGATGGATCGACGTGCGGGAAGCCGTCCCAGAACCATGTGTGCCGTTCGTCCGGCGCTCGTCCGCCCGCTGTCAGGCGGTATTCCCGGAACCACACTTCAAAAATCCGGTTCAGAACCTCCGTTTCCCAGAATGACCGGTCGACAAGAATCGACTTGTGGTAAATCTGGTTGTCCAGTCTGCCGCTGGCGTAGTTGTGCCCGGAAAAATCTCCCGCCAGCGTGCCGTAGGTCGTCACCACACAGCGGGCGATTTCGCTCAGAATGATTTTCACGAACTCCGCATGATTCGCCGCCGGCTGTTTGGGATCGAGCTGTCCCATTTTCCACCCGGCCGGAACCGTCAGCATCATGTTCCGTTCCAGCGGAATGGCGTCCATGGGCTCGACTTCATCCGATTCGCCGTTCGGCGGAGCGTCCGTGTAGAGAATCGCCGCAAAATCCGCTGCGGCCTCCGCTGCTGAAAGCACGGCCAGATTGTATCTGCGCAGTTGGGCAAACAGCGGCAGTGCGGGCGTGATCTCGGGAATTCCACGATGCAATCCCGGCCGGTCCTGACGGTAAATGTGAATCATGTATTCCGCCGGAATGTGGATCGCATCGTCGCCCGGCATATACCGGATGTCTCCGGGATGGTACTTCAAAACCCGGTAGTCCGTCGGATTTCCCCAACGGTCATACGAGATTCCGTCGACACTGGTGTCATTTTCAAACCAGCGCAGTTCTCCGGAAACACGATCCGCCTCAATCAACTGCAGATCCAGCTTCACGCCGTGGCGGATTTTGGGATTCGTTGCCAGCACGGCAAACGCTTCGCCATCCTGACAGCGGGCCATTCGCATCGTCCGGAGTTTCGGAGCAAGACGAACGGCATCCGACCAGCGCATGAATGCCGTTTCCACAGCATCGTTGAACGTCTCGTCGGCGGATAGCATCTGCAGTCGCGGCCCCGTGCCGATGGTGTCGTTTGCGAGCATCTGCACCAGTCCTCTGGCGTAGGAATTGTTGGCGACTTCGTAGCGCGAGCGCATCCGCAGCGTTCGGCGCACTTCCGGCGCGGCCTCCATGTCCGCCGACAGATGATCTGCCGCCGACCAGTGACGCCAGTTGTCCCGCGTCGTCTGCGCCGCATCAAACCGGGCGCGGACAAGCTGCTTCGGAGGGGTTCTGCTCCGAAAAATAGTTTTGAGTCTGTTGAACATCGATAGTTCCTCACGCCCCTGAATGGCACAATTTGGTTATCTTCAGGCCGGAAGTCCGGGATTTTACCGCCTTTTTCGACGCGAGATATTCATCTGCCGCAATCTGATCGGCAAGGGAATGCTGCTCGACCTTTTGTCCGTCCACTTCTGCAGACTTCGGTCCCGAGGCATTCCGCCGGATTGCCTCTTCCAGTGTCTCATTTTCCGGCATAGCAGCACTCCGGTTCATACTTCCCGCGATAGGATTCACATTCACCGATGATGAACTCCGCATGATGATCGCATTTGTTGAGAAGTGCACACTCGATTGCCGCAAACGCTTTCCGCATTCTGCGGATCTTTTTCTTCAGTTTGCGATACCGGGCGGCCAACTCGGCATATTGCGCCGAACACTCCAGACATTCCACATCAGCTTCACTCATTGATTTCCTCCGTTTGTTTGAAATCAGCCTCACGTGAGGCTGATTTTGTGGTTCCTGCTGTGATATAATTTTCTCATCCGTGCAAAATTTTCTCTTCCACCTTCTGAATCCGTTCTCCGAGCCACATCATACAATTCACTGCCATGGAGTTTCCGCATGCTTTGTATCTGGGCGCGTCAGGACATTCCTCCTCGGATTTACCATTCCAGGGAATTCGCGTGTGATTGTCGGGAAACCCCATCAAGCGCTCGCATTCGAGGGGAAGCAGTTTGCGAACTGTCGGTTTTCCGGATGGTGTGTACGCAACTCCATGCACATCTCCGGCGGTCTGCGTATACATCACACCTTCTTCAGAAATCCCCATTCCCGATCCTCCGGAACGTTCGCCGGGCTTCATTTTGTCTCCGTCAAGTGCGATTGGTTCGACAACTACCGTTTCCGCGCCGGGACCGCCTGCCGTAACTGTTTTTCCAGCTTTCGCCTCCGTCACATAAAGACCGCCGTTCGGACGATCTTTCCGTCTGCCGTTCGCATCGCAGAACGAAACGTGAAAACACTCATCACGAGCTACCGCAGGAGTCACTTCCGTGCGCATCGTAGGGAAAACCTCATTCCAGAATCCCTGCAGATCACCTCCCGCATCGTTTTTAATGAAGCCGATGGCTGTTTCCGGTTCCCGTGGAACTTCCTGTAGGAGCGGAAGATTGTTCCCTCCTGTACCCATACGGGCAACGATGGATTGTGACACTTCGACCGATTTTATACGGGAATCGGGAGCATGGTTTTCATAGCACAGAAAATCTGTTCCGGCCTGTTCAATCACACATTGGAGACGCCCCTTGTCCGGCATGAACTGCTGATCGCTCGTCCGCGTCAGTGTACCAGCCTTCTGGGAACCGTCCCACCAGTCTGTCGAAGTAGAGCTTCCCTCAGAACCGCTGGAAGAGCCTTGCCTCTTCGTGCGGCGCGGCGGAGTATCCCCTCCGCACATTTCACCGTCAAATAATACCTTGGCGGGATATTTCCACTGACCAGAATATCCGATAAGGAAGAGACGCTTCCGGCGCTGCGGGATTGCCCTCGGAAATTGTTCCACTCGGGTAAATTGAGAGTCAAGTACTCTCCATGCCACTCCGAATCCTCCTGGAGCTGGGGTGACGATTCCGCATTTTCTCCATCCGCTTTCAGGGACCGGGACATCCCATCCACAGAGCAGGGAAACAAATCGTCCGAAATCCTCACCTCGGCGGCTGGAAAGAGCAGCGGGGACATTTTCCCACACAACCCAGCGGACTCCAAGCTCAAAACACAGTCGTACAAAGTCGAGAGCGAGCACGCTTCGCTGACCTTCAAATCCCAGTCGTTTTCCCGCAATTGAGAGATCCTGACAGGGTGTCCCTCCGACGAGCAGGTCGATATTTCCGTCATAGTCTCCTTTCTTGATCTGAGTAAAATCTCCGAAATTCGGAATTGTCCCATCCTCCGGAAGACCTGCGATGTGACGTCTCCACAATTCCCAGGTTTTCCGCTCCTTCTCGTTGTCTGCCATTGCCGGATCAAGCGGACGCAATGGGCGAGTTGCTTTGAATCGATGACACAGAACCGCTGATGGGAATGGCTCAACCTCGGCAAAAAAAACAGCTTTCCAACTCAACGGTTCCCAAGCAAGGGATGCAGCTTCCACACCGGAGCATATACTTCCATAATTCATGCATTGATTCCTGCTGGTTAAAATTCGGAGTAGGCATTAGAGAGAACAAAAGCATTCAGATGATGTTGTATCGCAAAAAACGTTTGCTCTCACCCCCTATATACGCCAGCAATAGGGTAAAACCTGCAAAATTGAGGCTGAATTGTCTCAAAAAACTTCTCTTGCTCTGGTATGTTTTCGTGAAAAATCTTCCTGGCATAAAGTCGGGAAAACAGCAGCAGAAAACTTCTGAAATAATTGAAAAACGGTGTTGACTTTTCATTTTATCATGGTATTTTTAAGAAACATTTTTTTTGTGATAATTGGAGATTTTCAGGCATGGCGAAAGGTAAAAAAGCTTCTCTTTCGGAGAAACAAAGCAGACTTCACAATGAAATCTGCGAGTTCGTCCGTGCCAATCATCGGTGTCCGACACTCGCTGAACTCGGAGAACGCTTGCACGTTTCGGCAAATGCGGTATGGTATACTTTTCAAAAACTTCGGGATCTTGGTTATATCGAAGGGGAACCGCATGCACATTCCTGGAAAATCGCTAAATGGCTCGGAGAAGAAAATGGCTGTTATGTCAATATCCTGGGAGATGTCTATGATGGCTTGCCGATTTTTTACAAGGATGCTTCAGTCGGTCAAGCCTGGCTTCCTTTGCAGGAATCAATGGTTCAAGGTCCTTTGAACGAGCTCTTTGCTCTTCGCATCAAACATCAGGCGAACAATTCGTTGCCATTGAAATCTTCTCCCGGAAATTTGCTGGTATTCCAGCGACGCAAGCTGCTGCGTTCCGGCCATATCATTCTGGCTTCCCTCAACAGACGATTCGGTCTGTTTAAATTTTCGACCTCACAAACTCAAACAACTCTTCAACAAGGGATGGATGAGCAAAGCAGGATTCAACTTCAGACTAATGATGAATTTCATGTGACTGGTGTACTGCTTATGCCGTTCAACGACTCTAAAATGCAACTATCATAGAAGCATTGAGAGATGAATAAGATTTGTTGAATGAAAGAAAACTGTTTGACGACGGAAAGCACGAGGCTTTCCGGAGAATTGAAAATGAAATATCTTCGCGTGAGGAGCGAAAATGGAAAGCTGGCGAATCAATACACCGGCTTCCGAAAACATTTGTGATTGTACAAATATTTTCGGAAGTCTTGCAACCGAGTGGTTGCGCAGACATAACCTTGGAAAATTTCTTCATTTCAATATTCCCGATGCCCCGGAACGGCTGTGGCTGCTTCCGGAAGACGGGGAACGAGAATTGAAAAAAGAGCTGCAGCTTCATGTTTTGGAATTTTTCGATTCCGGAACATGCCTGGTCCGCATGCGGCAAATACATGGGAATTATTACTTTTTTCTGATCATTAAAGAATGCCGCTGTCTGACGGATTGCCATTTGGAGAAAGAGCGGTGCCTTGCCATTCTGAATTGGCGGAGCGGCACGCTGCACCTTTCACAATGTACGCAATTCATTGTCCGGAACATCCTTTCCGCATTTGACGCCTGCATCGGCGGTATACAGCAGCTCTACAGTTACAATTTGGAAAGGATGCTATGGAAAATGCGCCTGCCGATACCGGAGGGATGGCCATTGACCAGAATCAGACTTGTCCGATATTCCATACTGTCTCCGGGAAATAGCCGGACATCGTTTGATATCTCCATGGAAAAAGGGAATCTTTTGCATGAGCTTCAGCTCAAATTACAGCTTCCTGAAAACAAATTGATTCCGAAAATGCTTGGAGTAAAAGTCTGGTTCCGAGATGAAACAATACGATCCTATCAGATCTATGAGGATCATCTGGATACACGATTTCAGGATAGATATCGCCGGATATTCATTGCATATCTGGCTTTGCTTGCAGTGGAGAGCATTTCTCATGAATGATTCTCCGCAAAAAGACTTCTGGGCGGCTCTGACACACCAGGTTCTCTATTCGGACAGACCATTTTCTCTGTGTCATCATGACTGGATACAATTAATGGGAGAATTCCTTTCCAGAGATGCTTTGGAAGATTGGTTGATTGATCAGGGAGAGTGTACGGACTCTTTAGCATGTCCCCAAGCCATTCATTGTCTGAAATGCGGATTCCTTGAAATAGAGCAACAGGGTGACTTATTTTATGCCAAGTGTCCCGAAGACAAACGCCCGCCGTTTCCACTTACCCGGGAAGATGTGGCGCTCAAAGAATACAATATTCTCCGACTGCATCAGGAACTGGCAAAGCTGATTCCCGGTCTCTTTATGTGCAACAAACAGATTACTCCATTGTCCTGGCTGATCGGCATTCTTCATAGGGAAACAGATCGCGAAGACAGAAGTGTTTTTGTCTCGTATCTGAACCCAATGCAAATTTTGCCTGTTATTCCAACGTTTTGTATGATCTGCGAAAAAAAACCTTTTATACTGTTCTCGCCATTCAAGCAGGATATTCCAACGCAAGATCTTGCCGTCTGCCGGGGAATGGAAGCACATATTCTTTCTCTGCAGGAACATTTTTCGATCGCCAGGGAAGATGGAAAACCTGAATTGCACATGATTCCGAAGCCTGTAACTGTTTTTCAGGATTCAAGTCATTCCAAAGGGAAACCTCAAAAAGTCTTTGTTCCGTCCGGATGCGTTTGGGCGGATATTCGTATTACTTTCCAAGATAGATTTACCGTAAACTGCTGGATTAAAGGGCATAACTACACCAGAACTTATCATGATTTCGGTATGGTTGACTCACGAAGCGGACAACCGGACTCTTTATGGTATTTGCTTTGGATGTTCAGTGAAGCAGAAGGGCAGCTGACAATCAACTGGAATAGTAAACGTAGTGCTTCCTGCAGCCACCAACGTAAATATCGGCTTGATTTGGCTTTGCGGCAATATTTTGGAATTGACTCTCCTGCAATTTCATATTCTTATGATAAAACCGCTTATGTCTGTGCTTTTATAATCCGTCCGGATTCCTACAGTACGGTTTTCCATCGAAAGCAACGGACATAGTTTCGGCTCCATTTTCTTTTTTCAGACCGGCTCTCTGGCCGGTCTTT